GAAAGAGTACTTGACAAAGGACGGTGTGCTCAATAAGTTCTCCTCTATGGCTAACTTCTGTGCGGAGCACACTCAGTTTCCTAGGAAAAGATTGAAATCTTCTATGCAGGAGATGACTTGGGTAATGGGATATAAGGATGTAGAACTTGATGTGGAAAGAGGCACTCTTAATAATATTCTTGGTGTATCATCTAAGGATGACGAATCAAAGCTTAGAGGTAAAAGAGCTGCGCACATTCTGATTGAAGAGTTTGGTACATTTCCTAGGTTGACTGATATGTACAATGTCCTTACTCCTTCTGTAGAGGAAGGTGATATTGTGTTTGGTCAGATATATATGCTTGGTACTGCTGGTGATAATGAGTCAGACTTTGCTGGTGCTCAGGAAATTATGTACAATCCTAAAGGTTATAGGATGTATGCACTACCAAATGTATTTGATAAGAACAATCAGGGTAGACCTAACTTTGTATTCTTCTTCCCTGGTTACATAAATAGAAAGGGCTGTTATAATGAGGATGGAGTGTCTGATGTAATCAAGGCTCTTATTGAGATTCTGATGAACAGATATACAAAGAAGTATAATTCATCTGACCCTAACACTATTATAAAGGTAATAGCCGAAGTTCCTGTTACTCCAGCAGAAGCTATAGTAAAGACAGGAGTCAATATGTTCCCAGTAGTTGACCTTACTGAAAGGCTACAACAATTGGACAATAACCCAAGAGAGTATGATGATGTCTATACAGGAGAATTAGTTATTAATAGTAAAGGGGATGTAGAGTTCAAACCTACTGCTGTTCAACCCATTAGAGAGTTTCCACACAAGGATAATAAGGTAGAGGGAGCTGTGGAGATATTCCAGCTGCCTGAGATAGATAGAAGTACTGAGAGACCATACAATGGAAGATACATTTTAGGGTGTGACCCTTATGATGATGATGCTTCAAATACTATGTCATTAGGTTCTGTCTTTGTACTTGATTTGTGGACAGATAAAATAGTGGCAGAGTATACAGGTAGACCTATGTTTGCTGATGACTTCTATGAGATATGTAGAAGGATGTGTTTGTTCTATAATGGTAGAATGAACTATGAGAACAACAAGAAGGGTTTATTCTCATACTTCTCACAGAGAAACTGTACTTACCTTTTGACAGAACAGCTTGAATTCCTTAAGGATAAACAACTTATAAAGGATACTGGTTATGGTAATAAAGCAAGAGGTACTAATGCTACTGCTGCTATTAATGCCTATGCTAGAAATCTACTCAGGGCTTGGTTACTCAGACCTACTATTATAGTACAAGAGGTTGATGGAGAGCCTACAGAAGTTGCAGTTCCTTCATTGTTTACATTGAGGAGTAGAGCCTTAATCAAAGAGCTCATCAACTATAATAGTGAAGGTAACTTCGATAGAATTTCATCAATGGGTATGTTGATGCTTCTAAGAGAAGATAAGATGATTACATACCAAGGTAATGTATCAAAGGAGAGGGAAGAGAAAGCATCTTCCTCATACCTAGGTAATGACCCATTCTTTAGTAGGAACTATAAATCAGTAAATTTAGCATAATAGGGGTTTCTTAATAAGAAATTCACTAAAATACTTGTGCGTATAGAATGTTTTTACTACCTTTGCACAATAAAAGTTGAAAGAGTATGAATGAAATAATGCAATTTCCACCACAACAATTACCTTTCTCCAAGAAGACAAAAGCTTGGAGAAAGAAACATTGTGATTGGGCGGCGAGTAAAGCCTTTTTCAACTACTCCCCAGTTAGAAAGAGTGTCCTTCATAAGAAGATAAACTATGACCTTCTTAATGGAAAGTTATATATGAAGGACCTCATGTTGGTAATAAACCCTGACAACATTAAGGCAGGTTTTATACCTGACAAGATTCAACACTATCCTATCATGAATTCCAAGTTGAATGTATTGAGAGGAGAGGAATCTAAAAGAGTTTTTGACTACAGGGTAGTTATAACCAATCCCAATGCTATATCAGAGATTGAGAATAACAAGAAGGCAGAGTTGATGCAGAGACTTCAACAGATGGTAGCTGACACTTCTCAATCAGAGGAAGAGTTCAATGCAGAGCTTGATAAACTCAATGAGTTCATTACTTATGAGTGGCAAGACATGAGAGAGATAAGAGCCAATGCTCTACTTAATCATTATGTGAAAGAGCTCAACATGCCCCTTATGTTTAATAAGGGATTCATGGATGCAATGGCTGTGGCAGAGGAAGTTTATATGTGTGATATAGTAGGTGGAGAGCCTACTATTGAAAGGCTTGACCCATGTAAACTCAGGGTGTTTAGGTCTGGTTATTCAGACAGAATTGAGGATGCTGATGTAATTATCTATGAGGACTATTGGAGTCCAGGTAAGATTATAGATACATTCTATGATAGCTTGAACTCTGATGATATAAAGTACATAGAGAATATTCCAAATAACCCTTATGGAGAACAGGGTGATGTTGAACCTGACCCTAGGTTAGAGTTCCTACCAACAGGTGGTATTATAGGTGATGATGAAATCATGGACCCCAGTCAATTGTTCACAGAGAGCTATGACAATTCAATGATGCCTTATGATACTGCTGGGAACATTAGAGTGATAAGGATATTCTGGAAGTCAAGAAGAAAGATTAAGAAGGTTAAGTCCTATGACCCTCAGACAGGTGAAGAAACCTTCAACTTCTATCCTGAGACCTATGTTATTAATGAGGCTCTTGGTGAGGAAGAAGAGACACTTTGGATTAATGAGGCATGGGAAGGAACTAAGATTGGAGAGAATATATATGTCAATATGAGACCTAGGGTAGTTCAGTACAATAGACTGTCCAATCCTTCAAGGTGTCACTTTGGTATTATAGGTTCAATCTACAACCTTAATCAGAGTAAGCCTTTCTCCTTAGTTGATATGATGAAGCCATACAACTATTTGTATGATGCTATTCATGACAGGCTTAATAAGATGCTTGCTAAGAACTGGGGTAAGATTATTACTCTTGACCTTGCAAAGGTTCCTGCTAAGTGGGACATTGATAAATGGATGTACTACGCAAAGACCAATAACATAGCAGTTATTGATAGTTTCAAGGAAGGTAACATTGGTGCTGCTACAGGTAAACTTGCAGGTGCTCTTAATAATGCAAGCTCAGGTGTAATTGATGCTGAACTTGGTAATTCAATACAGCAAAGTATCAATCTTCTTGAGTTCATTAAACTAGAGATGGCTGATGTGGCTGGTATCTCTAAACAGAGAGAGGGTCAAATTAGTAACAGAGAAACTGTTGGTGGTGTAGAAAGAGCTACTTTGCAGTCTTCACATATTACAGAATGGCTATTCATCACCCATGATGATGTAAAGAGGAGAGCCCTTGAATGTTTCTTGGAAACTGCCAAGATAGCATTAAAAGGAAGAAATAAAAAGTTCCAATACATCCTGTCTGATAACTCAATGAGAGTTATGGATATTGATGGTGATGAATTTGCTGAGTGTGACTATGGTCTTGTAGTAGACAATAGCAATGCTATTCAAGAACTTCAACAGAAGATGGATATGCTTGCACAGGCTGCTCTACAGAATCAAACATTGAACTTCTCTACTATTATGAAGCTTTACAATAGCTCATCTCTTGCAGAGAAACAAAGAATGGTTGAAAAGAATGAAGCAGAACTTCTACAGAGACAACAAGAGGCTCAACAGCAACAGTTAGAGCAACAGCAGCAACAAGCTGAAATGGAAGCTCAAGCTAAGGAAGCTGAAATGCAACTTAAAGACCAGTTGAATCAAAGGGATAATGAAACCAAGATTATTGTTGCTACTATCTCAGCCAATAATAATCAGTCATCAGATGATGGCATTCAGGAACCTGAGTTCTCTGAGGAGGCTAAAGCCAAGCTGCTAGAAAATATGAGACAGTTTGATGAAAGGCTTAAGCTTGACAGAGATAGGCTGGCATTTGATAAAGATAAGGCTAGAACTGATGCTGAGCTTAAAAGAAAGCAGATAAATAAATCCAATAAAACAAGTAAGTAATGTTTTTCACAACGGATGACTATAAAAAGATACAGCAATGGTTGCAGCATAACTCTGTAAAGGATACAGACCTACCAGACACTGGAGAGCTAAAGGGAACTGAGACTCTTGTTATAGTGCAGAATGGTAAGAATGTCAAAGTATCTCTCTCTGAGTTTGTTGACCAACTGTTCCTATTAGGTATTCCTGATTTTGTAAATGCTACTGATAAGTTTGATGCTCATAGTTTGGATGATGTTATAAAAGCAATTCCATATAGGGCAAGAAAGATAGGTCAGATGGTTACCTTTATTACTGATGAAGGTGATTGGAAGGTATATCAATTCAGGGGTCAGAGAGTTAATCAATGGAATACTAATTCCTTATGGGTTGAATTATAAATAATATGGCAGAACAACTAGTAAAGAAAGAAGGTCAGGGGTATAATAGAGTGTACCCCAAGACCTTTACAGATGCAGTAGTAGATAGAGCTACTGGTCAAAGTCTTATAGATATTCTTGCTAACTTCAACTGTTACTTCCTATCCTATGCTGGGGATGATGAGACTACAAGACTACAAGTTCCTTCTTCACTAAGAAGGCAGGGTCTTTGGATTACTTATGTTCCCTACAATGGAACTATAACAGTAGAATACTACTCATCTAATGAACTGGATGATGACTCTTGGAAGTCAAGTAAGAACTGGATGAAGGGTTCTAATAACCTTGTAGGTGATGTTACTATTTCATCTGAAGGGCACTGGATTGTAAATGGTATTGACACTGGTGTTACAGCAAGTGGAGAATCAGGTACTTCACCACTTATTAGAATAGAGAACAACAGATTCCAGGTGTCCTATAATGAAGGTAGAAGCTTTGTTAATCTTAGTGATGTACCTGTGTATTCACAGTTCAGAGTTGAGGATAACAAGCTACAAATCTCTACTGACCTTGGAGGTAGCTGGCAGGATGTCAGTGACCCTATTGCTGCTTGGTTCAGGTGGGTTGAGGGTGACTTCAATACTGTAGGTAAGATTCAGATAAGTAGAGACCAAGAGACTTGGACTGACCTTACTCCTTCTATCTCTAATACTCTTAAGGTACAGGCATATTACAAGAGCCTTAATGATGCTCCTGATACAGCAGCTGAAGGTTACATTATCATGGTTGGTCCATTCTATGATGAGTCCAACTCACCTAAGTATGAACTATACATTTATCTTAATAGTGGATGGTTTGACGTAGGTTCTTTCCAAAGTATCCAGTCTGGTGTTACAGGAGAGATTGATGAGAGTGGTGCTGATATTGGTCTGGTAGTACCTACTTCAGAAGCTGTCATTGACTATATAAAGCCACTCAAAGAAAGAGTTGAAACTCTTGAAGGTCAACTAAACAACCTCACTATTGAGACACCTCTCAGTGAGTCAGACTTTGAGTCATTAGAAGGCAATGGTGAGCTTAAGGAAAACAGCCTCTACTTTGTATTTGAGAATGATGAAGAGGAGGGTACCTAATGGCACTATACTATAAAGACAAAGAGATAATAGCTGTATATTATGGAAGCAAAGTAATTACAGCTATTTATAAAGGTGCTAAAGTAATCTGGGAGGCAGCTCTTAGATTGTGGAAAGGCACTCAAGTATGGAAATCAAGTGAAACTTGGAAATATTAAATAATTTATGGCAAGTCTAAATTCAGACAAAGGGGCTATTACATCTCTTGACCAATCCTGGGAAGGTCACAGCCACTATGAGGTTGAGCAGTTTCTCAAGGACCAAATAGAAACCCTGGGTGGTCAGGTTGTAAGGTCTAAGATTTCTCTTGCAATTGATGGTAATTCTATCAAGTCATTCCTTAATGGAGCAAGCAATGTATCCTTTGGATACACTGTAACCTACACTAAGGATAATGTAGATATGACCTCTTGTAAGATTAGAATCTCTGTTGGAAGCAAGGTTGTATACAATGGAGATACAGTAGCTGGAAGTTTAGCACAGTCTCCTAACATTGCATCATACCTTAATGCTCTGAGTGACTCAGTAATCTATGTTACTCTTAGAGCTTATGATATTGATGATGAAGGTAATGAAACAGCTTATAGTACTGCTAGAGTTACCTATAATAAGCAGACTGCAACAACTGTAAATACAGTTGCTCTAGGTACTGTAGACCCTGCTACATTAACATTCAATATTAACTTCTCTACAGATGAAGCTACCCTATTTGCAGAATTCTATGATGCTAGTGGTGTAACTCTGCTATCTACTGTTAAGAGAACCTTCACTTCTAAAGGTGATGCTACAGTACAGGTTCCTACATTAACTAAGGGTGCCCATGTAGTTAAGGCTTATCTAGTATTGAATGACATTGAGGAGACAAGGGGTAACACAGCAAGTACTACTATTATCAGTACTAATGGTGCTAATGATGGAGACATCTTTATAGTTGTAGGTACTGTAGATGATGCAGTTGTAAATGACTATGTAGATATTCAGTTCTCTGCTTATGTTTACAGAACAAGCAATGTAGGTGATGAAGTAATTCCTATAGCTATGGAAGAGCTGTCAGGAAATACTTATGTAACAAAGGCTGTCAGAAATGCAGCTAATGGTGCTAGACAAACATGGCACTATCTTGTTAAGTCAGACCTTGTAAATCTAAGAATCGGTGTTCCTCAGGTTGATAGCAATGGTGACCTTGTGTACAGTAGAACTGGTGTTCTTCAGTTTGAAGAGGGTGATGGTAACCCTGTACAGTTCTCATTTGAAGCAACACAATCTACTATTAACTGGGTTACTCCAGAGAACTCAGTAGCATATTTCACTGCACAAAATAAGTCAAACAATGACTTTGATATTGGCACATGGGAGAACAGTGGTAAGAGCTTTGCCTTTGAAGATGTTCAGTGGAATAGTGCTGGTAGTGGCTGGAAGGACATTAAATTCAAATCAGGCTCACCTGTTGATGATTCAACTACTACTGACAAGTATGATAATACTTCGACTGCCCTTCACCTTGTAGGTACTTCTAAAGCCTATATAAAGGACTTCTACCCATTCTATGATACTACTGTAGCTGCAACTCTGTCAGGTGGTGGTATCCTTGCTAAGGGTAGAACTCTGAAGATGTCCTTTATGATAAGGAATGTAAGTAATCCAGATGAAAGAATCATTGATTGCTTTGATGACCAAAGCAAGACAGGTTTCTATGTAACTGGTAATGCTATTTACATTAACCTTGGAGAGGAGCTTGTAAGTCTTCCTGAGGAAGGTCAAGCTAAGGCAGGTCACAATGCTAGAAGGTTCTCTGCTGATACCAAGTTGGATTTGACTATTACAGTACAGCCTTACTATGAGAATGGTGCTGAAACTAAGCATGAACTTAGATACTATATCAATGGTGAGATTGCTGGTTTTGCTGTGCTTGAAGCTACAAGCTTGTCACAGACTAATCCTACTCTACTTAAGTTTGGTGGTAGTGGTGCTATCCTAGACCTGTTTGATGTTAGATACTATGATAAGGCTCTTAGCTCATTTAAAGTTCTTCAGATGAGAACTATGGACCTTGATAGTTCAGCAGAGATTGCAGAGACATTTAATAAGAACAACTTCTATGAAACTGACTCTGATGGTTCTCCTGTAATCACTCTTTCAGAAGCTATTGAATATGGTAAGTATCTAGCTTCACAAGGAATCACTGACTTTGCAGTCTGGGCTTGTACAAACCTATGTAATGGTGAAGCCTACATTGGTAATACAAAAACTCACTCTACTAGAGCTGAATCCTTCTACCTATATAAGTTTAAGCAGGATGCTGATGGTAAGGGTATAATTGACCCTGACTACACTATCTTTGTAGAAGCTATGGGTATTGATACAGATAAGGCTGAATCTTACCTTAGGCTTAGAAGACAGGGTACCTCTACTGCTTCTTCTACTAAGGGTAATATCAGACTTGATGTTAGAAATACTTGTAGAATCCATAAGTACAATGCCTCTACAGGCAAGTTCTACGAATGGGATGGTGACCCAACTCACTGCTATGAAGTTAAAAAGAAGGCTGCTATTTGGCAGATTCCTAATGATGATACTATTGCTTGTCAGCTTTTGACTTGTAAGAAAAACCCTAATGAATCTACACAAGCAAGAAACCTACCTACTGCTAAGTGGTATGAAGACTGCTGTAGATACCTCGCTACTATAAATACAGGTACTTCCAGTGCTCCTGTTTATAAGTATGAAGACTGTCTTACAATGCCTCAGAGAAAAGAGCTTCAGAGTATCATTGAGAATAACCCTGACCTAAGTAGAACTGACCAAATAGCTAAGATTAAAACAAGACAATGTGTGAATGGTATTCCTAGCCTTGGCTTTGAGATTGGTTACTCTGATGATGATTCTACTAAGAATGACCCTCTTTCAAATACAGCTACCTTTGGTGGTCAGTTTGACCTTATCACTGATAAATCAAACATGACAGTGTTTGGATTTGGTGGTTACAATACTCAAGATGCTGATGGTAATGTTACTTGGCATAGCAATGAAGATGATGAGGACTTCTCTGCTGAATGGAGACAGAATGATTCTGCTGTATGTAACTTCCTTACTGCTGACCTAAGTACTCTCTCTGGTGATGGTAGTTATGCTGCAAAGGCTATGGAATACAGATACCCTGTAGATTATCCTACTGAGGATGTTGTAACTCCTGTTTCCCCTGCTGCTAACTCTGATACATGGAAGGAGCTTTATCCTAATGGTACTAGAGGTATGGCACTTGATGGTCCTATTCAAAGGCTGTTTGACTTTGTTAGAACTTGTGCCCTTGATAAGGCTGATGTAGCTAATGAAGGTACCTACTATAGTGGTGGTGAAGTTCAGAACTACACAAAGCCAGGTCAAATACCTATTGGTGAAGTTACTCTTGGTGAAGCTAATCTTAATCCTTCTGCCTACACTTGGAAGACAGATAATGTAACCAACAGAGTTGAGAAGTTCCATACTGAACTTGGTCACTATGTGACTGTCAATCAAATTCTGTTCAATGGTCTTGCAATCATTGCTGCTCTAATGTGTGACCAGGATACTAAGAACCAATTCTTCACTCACTTTACTGGTGAGTATGATGAAAATGGTAAGCAAATCCTTAGACTTCTAGGTTATGACTTTGACTCATCTTGGGGTATTGATAATGATAACTTCTTTAGATTCCTCTATACAGTTCTATATGATGATGGTCTATATGATGGTAGAGGTATTGACCCAGTAACAAAGGAAGAGAAAGGCCCTATGTTCTGGAAACTTATCTTCAAAGCATTCAAGAGTGAAATGGCTACAATAGCTAATCTTCTTTACTCTGGATTCCTAAGCAAGGATGCTCTCTTGAAGTACATGGAGACTAATCAGGTTAATCTGTACAATGCTCTTATCTACAATGCTAACTCTGAGTACTCTTATACATCAAGTGCTGCTGACTACCTAAAGACCCATGGTTCTGCTAAAGAGCATACTAGATGGTTTATTGAAGGTAGAATGCACTTCTTGAGTGGTAGACTTAGTGTAGGTTCTACAACTGTTGGTGGTGACTTTGCAACAAATGCAGCCAACTTCAACCTTGCAATCTTCTCTAATGAGCTTATAGCAGAGTATCCTCTGAATGCAGCTAATAGAGGTAAGGATGATTGGGCTATTGAAGTTCAGGGTTATGAAAGAACAGCAGCTTGTTTAAGATATGGTGCTGGTGGTTTCTTCCCTGTAGTGGAAGTCAATGTAAACACCACATATGATTCAAACTATAAACCAATAAATGTTGAATATGAGACTGCTGTAGTCAAGGCTGACTCTACTATTGGTTCATCTGCTGGTGATAATAGATTGGCTATATTTGGTGGTAAACACTTGAAGTCTGTTAAGGGCTTGTCAAGATGGTATATTGCTAATGTAATGGACTGGGGCGATTTAACCAATATTGAGGAACTTGAGATTGGTAGTACTGAGAACTTGGGTACTGAAGAGAATCCTGAGTACTATAGGAATCCTAACCTTACTTCACTTGCACTATCTAAGACCTTTGGTTCTTGCAAGAAGTTCAATACTGCTGGTTGTCCTAGCCTTCAGGGTAACTTCAGCTTGAGCAGCTTCCCAGTACTTGAGGAGTTTGAAGGTATTAGAATGGATGGTGTAACTTCAATTACACTTCCTATTAGTAATAGCTTGAAGAAGATTAGTTATCCTAAGAACCTTACTTCTTGGACAGTAGACAATAAGCCTAACCTTGAAAGTATCACCTTTGAAGGTACAGACTCATTGACTTCTATCAGCGTTACTAATTCAAGTCAGTATGCAGCAAGTTATGCAGTAACTCTACTTAATAATATGTTAGTATGATACAAAATTTTACATGGAACAATGGGACCCTAGAAAGTCCCATTGTCCTTACAACCCAACAAATTTCTACACTGATTTCAGCAGGTAACAATCCTGACATTAATACTAGTGTGAAAGGAGTTATCAAGAGCTCCACAGGTATCTATAAGTACCTTAAGTATGCTCTTACAAAGTTGTATGGTAGTGACCTAACAGTACTTGGAGAGGAAGTTGCAGACTCCTTCCAAATATCTGCTCCTACAAGCAACCTTCTTGAAGGTAACTCTATGACACTTAATGTCTCTAGTTCCTCTGGTATGACTGCTGAGGATTTGCAGTACAAGCTTATCTTTGGTACAGTGAAGACTGATAATGTACTTGATGAAGATACTATTAAGTCTAGAATCTCTATTAATAATGGTATTCTTCAAATATCTCAGGCACAAGAGAATGGTAGCTGGGAGATTCCTGTTACTGTAAAGGCTTGTCCACTATATGAGGATATTGACACTACAAACAACTTTGTAAAGTCTGAGGCCATTCTTTGTAGAGCTGTAGCTATGACAAGTTTCTCTGCACAAGCAGAAGAATCTATTTCAATTAACTCAAGTGCAGATATATCTTATATTACTGCCCCTAGCAATACAACTAAGCTCGGTACAGCTAAGATTGTCTATGAGATTACAGAGGGTGATGGTTCATTCCTTGATGGCAGATTCTATGCTTCTGAGAAGCCAGGAAATGTTACTATTAAGGTTACTTGTACTCTGGCTGGTGGTGCTAGTTTTACATCAACTGTAACTATAGAGGTTAAGAACTCTACACAATCTACCATTACTATTTGGAATGGTGGTGTTGATGGAGGTATCTCTGATACTAAGTCAATGGTAACTGGAGATGTTGTAGCAGACCCTACAACTGCTGCTATCCCCACTAATTCAGACAATGTAATCTTATGGATTAGAAAGAACTCTCACCTGTATCTATGTAAGTACATGGGTAGAGACATAGGTATGAAGATTAAGCAGCTTGATGACAATGATAGAAGGAAATACTCTGATGGAACTGATGCTTCTAAAGCTATTGCTGGTGCTCCTGGTTCTGACGGTATTATCATGGATGTCATGCTTAAGTTGCCTACATTCTACTACAAGTGTGTTACTAATGCTGATAACCCAAGTGCAGTAGATGTAATCTTCTCAACAGGTAATGATGATGATAATAGTTACTATGAATGGGATACTAATAAGCTTATTGGTGTTTATGAAGGTGTAATCTATAGAGATGGTGTACCTCTTAATCCTACATCAAGTACTAGCTATGCATCAGGTGATGTTATGTATAGTATCTCTGGTGTAACTCCTACAGCTAACTACTCACAAGCTTCATTTAAGCAAGCTGCTAGAGCTAGAAATACTGTACCTGTTGGTACAGTAGCTACAGATGGTTTCCAAATTGTAGACTATGAAACTCATGTTATCATGGCTCTGCTATACTATGGTTACTATGGTGGTTACAACATCAACTGTCAGGAAGTAATTGGTTATGGTACTAGTAGCTATCCTAAGGTAGCTGGTTACTACACAGATGAACTTGGTATGAATGACACATTCTCTAAGAACATGGGTGGTACTGGTGATTCAGGTAGTATTAACTTCTGGGGTCTAGAGAACTGGTGGGGTGACCTATATGAATGGGTTGATAACCTAATAACTGCTACTAACACTGGTATTGTTAGAATCAACAACTGGCAAGGTAATCCTGTTAGGTATCTACAAGTTCCAACTGACTATCTGAGTAAAGACCAATGTATATCTAAGATGATTTTCAATGAAGCATCATTGAAGGTAGATAGCAGTGGTAATCCTACTGGGGAGTATACTAACTATCCTGACCTACTGTTCAAAGAACTAAGTGGTTCTACAGACTTCACAAAGTACTATGCTGATGCTGGCTGTGTGGCGGCCGGCTCAGGTTATGTGGCGTTTCGTGGCAGTTATAGTTCTAGTGCTAATGGCGGTGTTGGTCGGCTTAGTCTGTATTATGCTTCCTCTTATGCTCTTGGCAGTAGTGGCTCTCGGTTGGTTTTTTGTGGTACAGTAACAGATGTAACTGGAACAGCTGAAGCTGATAGCTTCTAAAATTTAGTGAGTGATAATTAAAATTGTATTGAGTACTCCCCTGTAAAAGGGGGAGTACACTTTACGAGGTATATAAGTGGGTGCTAGTTGGTAGATTTGGTATTAGATTTACCAAAGTTATTACCAGAATTGTTTTCTACACCTATTAGTGAAAAAAACTAGCTATGTGAATGCAGACTCTAGTAATGTAGCGAATCGTAGCAATAATAGTTCTAATGCTAATAGCAGTGTTAGTCAGCTTAATCTGAATAATACTTCCTCTAATACTAATGGCAATAATGGCTCTCAGTTAGTTTTATGTTGAAATGATTTTTGATATTTTTGAACTTTAAATTTTGGCTAACTTCTTATATACCCTGCCTCTTGGCAAAAGATTACTTATAGGTTAGTAAGTACACTTCAGTGTGTGACGAACCCCTTTAATTTCAACAAAAATATAGATATGATAAATGAAAACTTATAGTAACTTGTTTGACAAAATATGCACGATTGAAAACTTCCAAGCTGCATATCAAAATGCTATAAAAGGCAAGATGCACTATAGGGAAGTAATAGAGATAGAAAAGAACAGAGATGCCTACTTGGAGGCTCTACTGGAAGAAGTAAAGTCCAAGAAATATAAGGTCTCAGAGTATACAGTGTTCAACCTCTTCACAGGTCATAAGATGAGAGAAATCTTTAAGCTACCTATGAGAGACAGAATAGTACAACACGCTATTATGATATACTGTGAGCCAATATTCAGAGAGACATTCATTCTAGATACCTATGCTTCTATTAAGACTAGAGGCATCCACTTAGGGTTACAAAGAGTGAAGAAAGCTCTAAAGAAGTACCACTACAAGTACTGCTTAAAACTGGATATACACAAGTGTTATCCTTCACTAGATAAGGAAATATTAAAGAAGAAACTAGCAAGGAAGTTTACAGACCCTGACTTACTAGACCTGCTATTCAAGATAGTGGATAGCTGTGAGAAAGGTGTTCCTATTGGAAACTATACATCTCAATACTTCAACAACTTCTACTTCAGTGATTTTGACCACTGGATAAAAGAGGTTAAGGGTATTAAAGCCTACTTCAGATATTGTGATGATATGGTTATACTGAGCAATAGTAAAGAAGAGCTTCATGCTCTGCTAGAAGAAATAATGGGAAAGATGAAAGAACTCAATGTTTCACTTAAAGAGAACTATCAGCTGTTTCCTATTGATTCTAGAGGTATAAGCTTCCTTGGTTATATAATTACAGAGGACTGCATCAAGGTTAGAAAGAACACTAAGAAGAACTTTGTACACAAGGTATCAAAGATGAACTTTTCCAACCCCTCAGCTAAAGACATTAATGTACTTGGTTCATATTGGGGTATCTTAGTTCATGCTGATTGTAGACACCTATGGAAATCATACATGGGTTGTAGTACATTCAAATCCTTCATGAAGAGGTACAAGTGTTCAGCTAGAGATGTTCTTAATAAACCTATCAGGGTGCTAAGGGCTTACAGAAAGTATTCATCTGGTAAATGGTATACTGTTATGGAAGCTCTTGTTGGAAATCTGTATGCCACAATTAAAACTACAAGTAAGTATTTAGCAGTAGCTCTAAATGCTGTACTTCCATTTGATACATATATTATAGCTACTCAAAGAGGTTATAGATTTAATACAATTGTAATATGAATTGGACAAAAGGTAACACAGAATGGCTGAAGTCTGTAGAGTGTGTAAACACTAAGAAGGGTATTTACTATGTAAATATGGCTCCTACTGAATACCACAGTGAGGATGAAGAATCCTCTAATGTGAGGTATGTTAACTTCAGGATTGACCACCTTCCTTCAACTAAGGAACTTAAAGACATGCTAGTCTCAGTTCAGAATGACTATGACTCAAGTGATGAGGTCAATGGTTTCTATGTTGGTGGTAGTATTGTATGGCTTGATAAGTCTACCAGACTTGGTCTAATCAACAGTCTTACTATACAGAAGGAAGAAGGCAATACAGAAAGTACTCTATGGCTTGATGGAGTGTCTTACACAGTAAACATTGATGCTGCTCTACAGTTCTTGAAGACCCTTGAACTCTATGCTATTGAGTGCTATAATGTAACTCAACAGCACCTAGCAGAGATTGAGGCTCTAACAGACAAAGATGCAATTTTGACTTATGATGTAACTAAGGGATACCCAGACAGAATATCCTTTAGCTGAGGGGGGGGAAGAGGCTCTAGTTTCTAGGGCCTCTTTAGTTTTTGAATTATACTAATATAACTAATTTCCCTATACACTTGCAAATCTCGCATTTTTTACTTAATTTTGCAGCCAAAAAGATAGTTATGAAAAATTTACTCATAGTAATAATTCTCTTTCTATGTGTGTCCTGTGCTTCTACAAAGTATGTAGAGGTGCCTATTGAAACTATTAAGACGGAGTATGTCAATAAGGTTGACTACAAAACTGATAGTATCTTCATCAGGGATAGCATAGACAGATATATCAAGGGAGATACAGTCTTCATAGAGAAGTACAAAACTACATACAAGTACAAAGATAGAGTTCTTACTGATACTATAGTTAAGACTGATTCTATTCAGGTCCCAGTATACATAGAGAAGACAAAAGAAGTCAATAAGATTAAGGGCTATCAATACTTTTTAATGTACTCTGGAGTAACTCTCTTCTTGTTAATTGCGTACATAATTTACAGGTATATAAGAAAGAACCTAGACAAGATTAAAAAACTATTTAGTTAGCAGTGATTATAATGACTACGACAATAGTCTCAGCAATTTCAACTACAGCTATAGTGATGTTAATGCTAATCTAGGGTTACTCTAATCTCTTCCAGGCTTCGGCTTGGAAGACAACAGAAACCAATTAAAACTTACTATATGAATGAAATCCTAATAACAGGAGGAATAGGTGTTATCTCTACTATAGTCAGTGGCTGGGCCAGCTGGGTATTTGCTAGGAAGAAATACTACAGTGAGGTTGACCACAATCTAATAGAGAACATGGAAAACTCCCTTGAGTTCTATAAGAAACTCTCTGATGATAACAGAGCCAGACTTGAAGAGATGGCTGAGAGAAACAAAGCACTAGAAGGTGAGTTACAAGAACTGAGGAAGCAGGTACTTAATCTTACAATGAATATTTGTTTGGACCTTACCTGTGCTCATAGAGTTAGAGAAAGACAAATTATAACTAGAAAGAACAATGGGAAAAGTAAAGATAGGCTCGATGAAACACAAGATTCTAGTAGAGGGTGATGCCAATCTACTAGAACCTAATGAAATACTAATAGCTAAATCAGAAGGATACACAGTACTCAGAGAAAGACTTACAGATGGTTCTATCAAGACCTCTGTAGTAGTACCTCTTGAGGAGTTTGTATCTAAGACTAAAGATGAGAAAGATAACTGAAATCATAGTACATTGCAGTGCTACTCCTGAAGGTAAAGACTACACAGTATCTGATATTGACAAGTGGCATAAAGCAAGAGGCTTTAAATGTATAGGTTACCATTATGTAGTATACAGAGATGGTACTTATCATAGAGGTAGACAGGATTCAGAAATAGGTGCTCATTGCACAGGACACAATTCCAATTCAATTGGAATCTGCTATATTGGAGGTGTAGCAAAGGATGGTAAGACTCCTAAAGATACAAGGACAGAAGCTCAAAAGAAGACACTAATATCTCTTCTTAGAACTATGAAGGCTAGATACCCTAATGCTAAAATTTATGGTCATAGAGACTTTGCTAATAAGGCTTGTCCATCCTTTGATGCTACTACAGAGTACAAGGATATTTAACTCTTAAACTTATATAGTATGGCTAGGAAAGTTAAAAGACCTAAACCTATGTCACCTAAAGCAGGTGTAAACCCTGGACATAAGTATGGATGTGGAGGAAAGGTTAAGAAATAAATCTCTCCATAAACTGTTGATATTGGCTATTAAGTACACTCCACTAGTTATTGCATTGTGTTATATGTTAAACACGCTATTTGCTTGGATGGGGTTCTACTTTGAACCCCTCAGCAATATAGCAGGCATGTCATTAATTACATGGGTATTTACTTACTTAGCTACTATAGCATTCAAATTCTGTGTGTATCATAGAATGTTTCTATGGTACATTCTAGCAGATGATATGCTTAATATTATTGACTACTATTGGTCATTGCCAATAACAGATAGTCAAATTTTGAGACTCCATAATGGTATTATAGGTTTATTGTTATTTGCATTGCTAACAGTATATGTTAAGAGTAATAAGGGAGAGGCTCCTTCAGATAATAAATGATATTGACGCAGGCAATAGTCATATCACAGAGGAGGAAGCAATTGAGTTGGCTAAAGTAATTCAATCATATACTGACAAGACTCAGAAGCTTAGTAAGTATAAAGCTTGTCAATACCTTAATGTAAGCAGGGCTACCTTTGATAACTATGTTAGAGAAGGACTGCTACCAAGAGGTAAGAAAGAGATTGGGTTTAAGGAGTTATTCTGGGTTGAGAAAGACCTGGAAGAATTTAAGAGGAAGAGTAGATGTTGACAGAAAGAAAATTTAGAGTTCCTATATATGATTTCAAGGTAATAGTCACAGTCTTTGATGATTATACTGAGGCTAGGAACAAGTTCCCTCATGCACTTGTAAGCAGTGCTTATGGGTGTACAATGGAATACATTGACTGTGGTAAATGCCACATACTCATACCATCAAGTGGTATGTCAACTGTAGTTCATGAGCTTGAGCATGTGAAGAACCTAATATGGAAGTTCACAGGTTATCAATCTCAAGCAGGTAATGATGAACCTGATGCCTATTTAATGGGCTATCTTTATGAACAGGTTGAGAAAATACTGAATATACACAAGAAGTTAGCATCTTGATGCTAAGTTTGAAATTCATAACACCCATAGGGTCAATACCTTATGGGTGTTTTTTTTGTACTCTTAGCATTGTTAGGCCCCATGAGATTTTATACATACCTTTGCATCCGTAAGCTTACAAAATAAACCTAATTAAAAACACACAATTAACTTCATTACTATGAGAATTATAGAAGAAGATGATACTGTAGTTAGAGAAGAAAAGAAGGAGTATGCCTCTAGGGGTGTTGGTAATGCAGGTCTTACACTTGGAATCATAGGTACTGCACTTGGTGCTTATGCTCTTAGTGGTAGAAACAATGGTTGGAACCTATTTGGCAGCAATGCCTCTATGCCTGAGAATGTAAATATCCTAGCTTCAGGTCTTGGTGCTGCTAATGGTACTAATGCTCCTACTGCTTTCCAAGCTTGGGAACAAGGATGTGACAATTATCTAAAGGCTACTACTAACTTCTATGAAGGTATGCTATCTGAACAGGAGCAAAGATTCAGTGACAGACAGACTCTAGATAGTCAACTATTCAGTGTTTGGAAGTCTCAAGTAGATGGTGACTTTGGTCTATATCAAAGCCAAAGAAATGGTTTTGATGGTCTAAACAAGAAGCTCAATGAAAGTGCTTTTGCTCTTTACAAGAGTCAAAGAGATGGATTTGATGCTCTCTCAGGTAGAATATCTCAACTCGAAACTAAGCAGGCTGTAGCTGATGCAGTAGAGCCTTGGAGAGCTAAGGTTCTTGATATGCAGATTAACTGCGTAAATAATGCTGCACAGAGTGGTATTGCTCTAGAAGCTGAGAGAAGGTGCTGCAATGATGGTAAGATTGTCAACTATGCAAATAGCACATTCTATCCTATTGCTGTAGCTAATGTAACTACTGGTACTACTACAACTCTGAGAAATCTATTCAACCCACTTCAGGGTGGATGCTCTTGCAGCTGTGGTTCAACAGTACAACCTAACATCTAAACATAGGGGAGTGTAATGCTCCCCTATTAATACCAAGTTTTTATGTATCCAGTTAATCAAGTAATACTAGGTAATACAGACCCCCTTGCAACTAGCCTTGATAATATTGATGCTCAAATGCAGATGTATCAAGCTAAACTACAACAACTAAAAGCTGTACAACAAGCTCAGTCTGTAAAACTAATATGGGATGATGTTGATGCTGAAATAAAGCCAATGTCTAAAGAACAAAGGGAGAGACTCTTTCAGGATAATGACTACTTAGAGAATTACAATGAGATTCAAGAGATGGTTCAAGCAGAGATACTTAATCTAGTTAAGCCAAGAATTGAAAACACTGAAAGAGGAAAGGAGCTCTTGAGTAACCAACTGAAGATAGTTAAGAAGCTCAAGACTAAAATTATCAATGATACTAACAGAGAGATGGAGTTGTTTGTTAGATTCAAGGAATATACCAAGCAACATCCTAATGCTACTTATGAGGAATTTCTAAAAACTAATGTATAATGGTAACTATTGAACAGTTGGATATTAAATTAAAAGAGTATATTCTAGGTCAGGTTGATAGTCTTGCAAAAGACACACCTATAGTTAGCTTTATCAAACCTATTATAACAAGAGTAGTTGACAAGAACTTTACTAAAGTCAAGAGTTTTATGAACCTTATTGCTGATGAAGATGGTAAGGTTGATGTAGAGAGTATACTTACAGAGATGACTGAATCAGTCATGAAGACAAAGTCCTTCACTTTTAATACTGGGCTATTGGGTGATATGGAAATTGGAGATGGAATGATTAAGTTGAAGATACCCATGATAAATAAAAGCTTGGTGTTTAATTCAGAAGACCTTGATGGTCTGAAAGAAGCATTAACATCTAAATCATAAATACTATGTCTAAGATTTATACAATTACTAAGGATGCAGCACATAGCACTCAAGGAAGTGATGTAGATGCACTCATTGAAAAGGCTTTTGAAGAAGGCTGTGAACATGGCTATAAGAAAGCTATGAAGGAGATGGAAGCCTATAATGAGAAAGGTGGTAGGATTGGTAGGATGCATTTCAAAGAGGGCTTTGAGGAAAAGATTGAAAAGCTGAAAGAAAAATATAAGTAACCATGGGTGTTCAGCATTTCAAGATGGATAAGTATGACTGGAGTATCAGTATTTACTATACAGTAAATGATGCTCAGAAGTCAGAGATTATAGAAGACCTCAAGAGTGTAGGCTGTAGTGGTGATACTCTTAACTCTATAATCAAGAACCTTGATAAGGCCCAATTGGATACAGGCTTTGCATACTCAAATTATGAGTATAAATGGTCAATCCTAGTAATCCATAAAGCATCAAGTGTAGGTGAGTTCATCAATACTTTTGAGCATGAGAAGAGCCATTTGCAGATGCATCTGTGTGAGGCTTTAGATATTAATCCTTATTCAGAAGAAGCTGCACATATGAGTGGTGACCTATCTCAAACAGTACTTGAAGAAGCTTTGTACTCTATAGTAGAGTTATAACTGCTAAAATAGGGAAGATACAACCGTGTCTTCCCTATTCTTGTATAATGATAGTACTATACTTTCTATTAGTAAAATATTAAACCCCTTTCATATGTTATGCATAATTGCTACCTTTGCACAGAAGTTTAAATAAAAGAGGAAAGTATGGATGAATTATCTTTAGATAACATACTGAGTGAAGACCAAATCAATGGTCTTTTCTCTAATGAAGAAATACAGGAGACTGAAGAACCTAAGCATAATCCTGAAGAGGAGGAAGGTAAGAAAAAGGACGGTTCTCCTGAAGAAGAAACAATTGAAACTACTGAGGCTAATCTTGGTGAACTATTTGGTTCAGAAGAGAAGCCAGAGGGCGTAGGTAGTGAAGAAGAAACAAAGGAAAAGAAGGATACCACTTCTACGGGTGGTTCCTCTTCCAACTTCTACTCTTCCATTGCCAATGCTCTTGTAGAAGATGGTATCCTTCAAAACCTTGATGAAAAAGAACTTGCTAAGATTCAAACTGCTGAGGACTTTGCTGAGGCTATCTCCAATCAAATCAAGAATCAACTTGATGAGAAACAAAAGAGAGTTAGTGAAGCACTTGACCTTGGTATAGGGCCTACAGAGATTCAGAAGTATGAGAGGTATATCAGTATCCTTGATGGTGTTACTGAGGAGGGCCTAACTTCTGAAGGTGAAGAGGGAGAGAATCTTAGAAAGAACCTTATATATCAAGATTGTCTTAACAAGGGTTACTCAAAGGAAAGAGCATTGAAGATGGTAGACAAGTCTATTAAGGCTGGTACTGACATTGAAGATGCAAGAGAGGCTCTAAATGACAATAAGGAATTCTATAAGAAGCAATACAACTCTATGCTTGATGAAGCTAGAGAGGCAGAGAAAGAAGAGCAGAAGAAGTTCAAGCAGCAAGCTGATGAATTAAGAAACTCTATCCTTGAAGAGGATACAGCTTTTGGTGATGTCAAGATTGACAAGAGCACAAGGCAAAGAGTTTATGACAGCATTATGAAGCCTATCTATACTGACCCTGAGTCAGGAGAAAAGCTTACAGCAGTTCAAAAGTATGAGCTTGAACATAGGACTGACTTCTTGAAGAATGTAGGTCTGTTGTTTGTTCTCACTGATGGATTTAAGAACATAGACAGACTTGTTACTGATAAAGTAAAAAAGGAGACAAAGAAAAGTCTCAGAAACCTTGAACACACTCTAAGTGGAGGTGGCAGTGGTTTCAGAGGTGGCAATCTGTCATTTGCTAATAATAGTGGTGACACTGACCCTGAGTCTCTATTCAAAGGCTGGAAACTAAGTGTTTAATGTTTTATATAAATACAATTTATGGCAGGACAACTGAATAAATTTCAGACAGTTGGCTTCCAAGGTTGGGCACCTACTATCAGCAAGCTAAACCACATTTATTCTAATCCTGTATTTAGACAGGAGCCTCAAAAGGTATCGAATCTAATGGTTGAGCTCTTTGCTGCTAAAAGAGGTGCTTCTCTGGATTCACTTCTGTCTGGTCTGACTGTTAAGGAGTTTGAGAATGATGACAGATACTATTGGGATGTAGTAGGTTCTGTTAGAAGAAACATTCCTCTTCTAGAGGCTAGAACTCTTGAAGGCAATGTAGTAGCTTCGGATGATACAGTAGGAGCAGGTACTGAACCTTTCTACCTAGTATTTGGAGAGCACTACTTCTTCGATGGTGAAGTAATCTTTGGTAACCTTAACCAAGTATATCCTTTTAGAATTCTTGGTGATGCTAGAGTTGAAGGAACTCACTACATCTATAAGGTAGAACTTATGGGTGGTAACACTACTGGTGTTCCTGGTGAAAGACTTCAAGCTGGTGAAAGGTTCTCTGTAGGCTTTGCACCTGTAGAAAGGGAGCTATCAAGAAGTGTTGGTGGTGTTAGATTTAACTCACCTGTATCTATGAGCAATGAGTGGACTACTCTTAGAATCAAGCATAAAGTATCTGGTGCCCTTCTTAACAAGAAGGTTGCAGTAGGTGTTCCTATGGAATCTGCTGATGGTACTAAGCATACCACTACTAACCTATGGATGCACAATGAGGACTATGTACTTGAGAAGCAATGGCAAGACTACAAGAACATTGCTATGGCTTGGGGTACTTCTAACCAAAATGCTAATGGTGAATATCTGAACTTCGGTAAGTCAGGTGAAGCTATTAGAATGGGTGATGGTCTTTATGCTCAACTTGAAGTAGCTAACACTACATATTACAATGACTTCAGCCTCAAGCTTATTGAGGATGCTCTATATGACCTATGTTACAATAGACCTGATGTAGAGAACAGAACCATTGTAATCAGAACTGGTATGAAGGGTGCTGAGCAATTTAGCAAGGCAGTAAATGATACTATCTCTGGATGGACTAATCTTACTATCAATGCTGATAACCTTGGCATGATTAGAAAGACCTCAGGATGGCATCCTAATTCATTGGCTGCTGGTTATCAGTTCACTGAATACAGAACTGCAAGTGGTCTTAACATTAAGGTTGAGATTGACAAGTTCTATGATGACCCTGTAAACAACAAGATTCAACACAGTCTTGGTGGACCTGCAAGTTCATATAGATATGATATTCTTGACCTTGGTTCTTCTAATGAGCCTAACATCTTCAAGTGTAAGCTCAAGGGACAGGATGAAATCAGAAGCATCCAACCTGGTATTAGAGACCCATGGACAGGTAAGACTAATGTAGACTATGCTTCTAATGACGAAGATGCATCAACCATCCACAAGATGACTACATTTGGTATCTGTGTTCTTGACCCAACTAGAACAATGTCTATTATCCCTGCTATCCTGCAAGGATAAACAATTTCAACATAAAACTAGAGTCTGGGGAGGGAGGCTTACCCTCCTTCCCCTTTATATTTTTCAATTATGGCAAAAGGAGTAGAAGAAAAAGAACCACAGCTAACTAGCTGCTTGAGAAATGAAAAAATCTGTATTAGGTATATCCCTAGACAGAGTCACATGGTAACAGACCCTCATCATATCTTATATGGAGGTATGGCTGAGGATTCAGTTAAAACATTTGTAGTTCCTAAACTGACTACAGGTACATTTGTAAATGTACTTACTAACAGTGAGATGACATTCCTAGAGAACTACCTTGGAATGGATAAGGGAACTCTGAGTGTATATAAAAAGGAAAATAACTTTTGGAGTGATGCTAACCCTCAAGGTATTAATAAGGTTAAACTGAGAAAGCAGGATAACTACCTTGACCTTAGTGTCCCTGAAGACTATATAAGATACAAGATTCTTCTTGCAAATAAAGACTTTGTTGCTCCTTCATTGAAGGTACTTGAAGACAGACCTAAAGCTACATATCAGTTTGTTATTATTGAGGGCAATGAACAAGTCAATGCAGCTAAGAGAAACATGAATGTAACCAGAGAGTGTTACATGGAATTTGGTAAGATTGAGAATGATATTGAAACTCTCATGTGTATTGTTGAGTTGATGGATGGTAGAAATGTAGCTCCTAATACTAGTCTTGACTTCTTGCAGACTAAGATTGATAGCTTCATTCAATCTAATCCTAAGACATTCCTCAAGACTGTGAAGGATGAAACACTTCCTACTAAGGTTCTTATCAGAAGGAGCATCAATGCTGGTAACATTGTTAAGAGAGGTGATTTCTTGTATCTAAAGAAGGATGGTAAACCAATGTGTGGAGACAATGAAGACCCTGTACTAAGTGTTGCAGTTAAGTTCCTCAACAATCCTAGGAACCAAGACATCAAGCTTGGACTTGAAGCTCTTCTAAATAGTAAATAACAGCACTCAGTGCTATAAAAATATATTCAATGACTAACGAGGAATTCAGTAATCAATTTGATGTATTGTATAACAATATAATGTCTAATCAAGCTCCAGGATTAGATGAATATGAGAAGTCAGTGTTCTTGACTAAGGCTCAAGATGAAATAGTTAAGGCTTACTTTAATCCTAGACTTAATAAGACTCAGGAAGGATTTGATGCTAATGAGAAGAGACAGATTGACTTCTCAATGATTACAAGAAGTGATACTTACAATGAAGAGGCTAGCTTTAAAGAGTCTTTCTTTGATAACAGAAAAAATACCAAATCTGTAATATTGAATAAAGACATTCTAATGTTTGTCAATGAGTATATTATTGTAAGTAGAAAAATATCTGATAGTCAGTCTAAGGATACTAGACTAACAGTAATTCCTATCAACTACACTGAGTACTCAAGGCTGATGAGTAAGCCTTACAAGAGACCACTCAATTACCAAGCATGGAGAATACTTGATAATAGTGCTGCTGATGGAACTACTACAACTTATACAAAGAAAGTAGAACTTGTTGTTGGTCCTAATGATACTATCAAGTCTTATCATGTAAGGTTCATAAAGAGACCTAGAGCAATAAGACTTATTGACTTTGATGAAGTAACTCTTGATGGTGAAAGCACAAAGCAGACTTGTGAGCTTGACCCAATTCTACATCAAGAGATTCTACAGAGAGCAGTTGAGCTTGCTAAGGCCTCTTACACTGGAGATTTAAATAGTCAGGTGGCTCTTGGACAATCAAGTCAAACTAGCATTGGAGCAGTAGCTACACAAGCATCTAGATAATCATGACAGTAGAAGAATTTAGCAGTGCATTTGATACCCTTCTCAGTAGCTATAATAGTAAGTCAGAGTTTGGTGATACTCACTCTAGAGCTGACATAGTGTTAGATGAATATGAGAAATCTCTATTCTTGACAGAAGCTCAAGACCAGATTATTATAGAGCTCTATAGTGGAAGGAATGATAAGTTGTCTTCCTTTGAGAAGACAGAAGAGCTTAGAGCTAACTTGAGAAACCTCATTAAGACAGCTACAATAGCTGCTTCAAGTGAGACTTACAGTGGCTTATCAGAGTACTCTAAGTTCTTCAAACTTCCTTCAGATATTCTATTCATAACTTATGAGGCTGCTACTATTGGTGATGAATCTGCTGGTTGTAAGAATGGTAAGACTATTGCAGTAATACCTGTTACTCAAGATGACTTTCATAGAATAATGGAGAACCCCTTCAGACAGGCCAACAAGAGAAAAGCTCTTAGGCTTGACAATGGACTTGACATAGTGGAAGTTGTTTCTAAGTATAACCTTACTAACTATACTGTAAGGTATATCTCAAAGCCAAAACCAATAGTACTGACAAACCTTTCAGAGATGAATGTATTCCCTGAAGTTGAAGGTAAAGAAACAAATTGTGAACTTGATTCTGTATTGCATAGACCTATACTCGAAAGAGCAGTTCTACTTGCTTTGAGTAGCAAGGGCATTCAGAATAAAAATAATGTTTAATTAAACTTTTTATAAAGATGGCAATTAAGTCCGTAAATCAGAACAGACAGTTCTATGTAGTATCAGAACTAGTAACTACAGAACCAAAGACAGAAGGTCAAATCAAGCTGGGAAAGACTCCTGATGGCAAGCAAATCTTCTTCAAGCACTTTGGTAAGGGTGGCCTAACAAGAACTGACATTATTGATGTAGATAAGGTCAGCTATGCTAAGCTTACTACTAAGGAGGATATGCAAAGGAAGCTTAAGAAAGCAGTAGTAACTCTAAGTGATGAAGTCAATGAAGGCAATCCTATTGCAGGTCAAGACTACATTCTGAGAGTAACAATCTTCAATTATCTTGCACCAGGTGATGCTTGTCAACTAGTTAAGTCGGCAGCAGTTCATGCTACTAAGGCTATGGCTACAAGTAAGGAAGCCTTCTACAAGAAGATGGCAGAGTCACTAACCCTTAACTTCAGTAGAGAAGTTCAGCCCCTTCTAACATTTGAAGGTTCTGCTGATGGTATTACTATTACTGAGGTGGCAGACCAGCCTTGGAGACTAGGTATCTATTCTCAAGAACCTGTTAATTTCAGTCTTACTCCAACTACTGTGAAGTATGAAGGTGAGAATGTTATTTGGGGTGAAGTTGAATATGGTACTACTGACACTGTAGTAGGTAATGGTAAAGAGGTTGCTGACCTTGAATACTTCTGCTCAGCAGAAAGAGGTGATATGTTCAGAAACATGGGTTACCCATATAACATTGATGTTAAGATGATGGTTGACCCTGACAAGGAGTATGACATGATTGACCTTCACTATGCTTATAGTGGTGATGGAGTTCAGGTTCATAAGTCTGAAAAGGACCTAACCTTTGTATCAGCAACTGCTGGTGTACTTACAAGTATCAAGGCAGCTATTGCAGCCCTAGGTATTACTTTTGAAGGAAGTGCTGAAGGATAACATAAGGGGAGGAATTAAACCTCCCCTTTAATTTTATATAGACCATGATAGTATTCAATGAATGTAGAATAGACTCAGAGGGTAAATATCTTATTGTAGAAGCAAGTGTAGAGAACCTTGACTACTTCAAGAATGTCTTCATAGAGTCTATAGTGATAGATACCCAAGACACCTACTCAGCTAATGGACCAAGCAGCAATCCAGTATACAGTGTAGAGCTAGACAACACATCTTATAAGAAAGTTCTGTCTGAAACAGACAAGACTCAAATCTACAATGAGGAAACTCTTGAGATTTACTGTGATGAGCTTGATACTATAAAGAGTGTAAGGCTTAGAATTCCTGTTGGAGACCTTAAAGTAGATAGCCTTAATGACAATATCTTCTTTGTCTATATTGGTGCTGGTGGTGTACCTGATGGCTCTACTCCATGTGGAATGGATAATCAATACACTATGGGTATTGCCATTAACATGAGGCCAATTTATAATATGGCTATGGGTTATATAAGAGAGCTTGAGAGTAGCTGTGAAACTCCTAGAGGATTCATAGATATGATTCTCAGACTTAAAGCATTTGAACTCTCTCTAAAGACAGGTAATTATCAAGCTGCCTTTAAGCAGTGGGATAAACTGAAGAATAAAGCTGTTGTTCCTTCAAAGAAAAATTGTGGTTGCCATGGAATTTACTAATGAAGTATATGATGCTATAAACAGATACTTCTCTTTACTCAAGCACACTGGATATAAGCCCTATAAGCAAGTGGACAACCTACTTGTAATGGTCTTTATTGAAGAGCTGCTTGAGGGCCCACTATCACAATATATAACTGAGAAAGACTACAACTCTATAGTCAATAGTCTCTATTGTCTATATGGAACCTGCATGATTCCATTCCCTGACTATAAGAAAGCTATTGATGAGGTACTTGCTAAGTCTCCTGATAAGTATAGAGCAACAGAAGATGGGGCATTTAGAGTATCTGAAACAATTGGTTTGAGAATAATGTCTTAAGAGACTATAATAAATTTACTGAACTGCTTGCATAGGTTAGAATTTATTTCTACCTTTGTAAGCAGTTTTATTATATATAGATATGGCAACTTATAGAGAAATAGTTTTCATGTGCCTTGATGAGTTGAAGGTTTCTGCTGATGACAGTTACTTCTCTGAGGAACACATTATATTCCTAGCCAGTAAGTTCAGAGGAGCCCTACTGAAGCAAACTTACAAGGACATTAAAAAAGAGATACCAGAGTCTAATTATCAGACTCTATGCTTGGACCTCATACAAGTCCCTGCTATTACAGGAGAGGAGTGTGAAGGTGGAACATATCTTAGAAGTAAGGAGAAGATACCTTTTCTTATGTCTATAGCTACACCAAGAGTATATACAGAGGACTACTACCAAGGTGAGATAACCTATGTATCAAAAGAAAGAATGAGGTATGTTGGTTACAATAGATGGTTACCTAATATAATCTATGCCTCTATTGGACCTGACAATTATCTGTACCTCAAGTCTTTTAATCCTCAGTATTTGTACCTTGAGAATATAAAGCTCACAGGAGTATTTGAAGATTCAGAGAAAGCCTCAGAGCTTGAGTGTGATAGTTCTGATACTTGTGATATACTTGATAAGACATTCTCTTTGGAAGAAGCCCTCATTCCTCAACTCATACAGCTTGTAGTTAAGGAGCTATCAAGACCAGAGTACTTACCAAAGGATTCAGCTAATAATGCTGAGGATGACCTATCTGGAATAGCTACTGCAAATGAAAGAAGAGACAAGTGATTTCAGAAGGGCAGTTCTAAAGCTTAATGAACCTAGAGTACATAAGGTGAGAAACTCCTTAGGTGTCTATGATTCATATAAGTGGATTCGTAAGAATAAGTGGTTGGATTTACCTAGACCAGTAACGGAGCATGAGTTTTATAGTATCATAAGACAGGTAAATAATCTCCTTGCTGAAGCATTACTGAGAGGGGAAGATATTCTACTCCCCCACAGAATGGGTGCTATAGAGCTTAGGAAGTATGATGCTAGGATAACTCTTAATGGTGATAAGATAATAACTAATCTACCTATTGATTGGGATAGAACTCTTAAACTATGGTCAGAAGATGAGGAAGCCTATAAGGAAAGAACACTTATTAAAATGGAGGAAAAAGAAATATTCAAGGTATTCTACAATAAGAGAACTGCTAACTACGAGAATAAATCCTTCATGTCATTTGAGGTTAATAGAGACTTGAAAAGAAGACTTAAACAGAAAATAAAGAACAAGGCAGTAGATGCCTTCAAGATATAATGGATAGATACATTTCAATTAAAGTCATCCTAGACAATGTGCTTGACCATCCCTTACTAAGAGATGTCTCTTTTGAAAGGGCAGTTAGTCACACTGTCAATTTCATTAGGATAGTAGGAATGCCTAAAGCATTTGAAGAGAAGACTGATGTCCTTGAGGTTAAAAATTACAGGGCATTGCTACCTTGTGATTTCAACTCTATGATTCAGGTCAGAGCTATAAAGAAACATAGTCATGATACTGAAGCATTCAGAGAGTCTACTGATAGTTTCCACATGAGTGAAGATAAGAAGGGCTCCTTTGATTTTACTTATAAGCTACAAGGAAATATTATCTATACCTCAATGAAGGAAGGTACTATAGAGATAGCTTATGAAGCTCTTGCAGTAGACTCTGAAGGCTACCCTCTAATACCTGACAATAGCTCATTTACAAGAGCTTTGGAACTATATATAAAGAAGCAATGCTTTACTGTATTATTC